TGAGGCAAACCACTCCGCAGCGGAGCAGGCCGCCCAGATGGTTCTGGCCAAGCGCCAAGCAGGTGACCGCAATGAATACCTCTGAAATGAACGACCAGCAGGTAGCCGGGCTGGCCGCCGCCATCTGCGCGACTGCCGAAGCGATGGGCCAGGAAATGAACCCGGGTACCGCAGCGATGATGGCCGAAGACCTTTGTGCCTACCCGGTACCCGTCGTCAAGGCGGCGCTGAAGGCCTGCCGCTTCGAGGTGAAGGGCAAGCTGGCCATGGCGGACATCCTGCAGCGCGTCCAGGCCGCCGACGGCCGCCCGGGCAAGGATGAGGCATGGTCGATTGCTCTTTGCGGGCACGACGAAAGCGAAACTGTCGTTCTCACCGCTGAGATCCAGCAAGCCATGACTACGGCTGATTCGATCCTTCGATTGGGTGACAAGGTCGGCGCGCGAATGGCGTTCATGAGTGCGTACGAACGCCTGGTAGCCCAGGCTCGCGCCGAAGCGACCCCGGTGTCTTGGAGTGTTTCGCTGGGCCATGACCCAGTACGGCGGGTGACGGCAATTGAATCGGCAGTTCGCATGCAACTGATCAGCCAGCAAACCGGCACCCAGTACCTGTCTGACCTTCGCATTGCGCCAATCACCGAAGATGGCCAGGCCATTGCTGGCTTGCTAACAGGGTCAGCTGTGCAGCCTTCCGCAAAGCTTCGGGCCCGTTGGCAAGAGGTCAGGGACGACCTGCAGGCACTACGCCGCCGCAAACAAATTCAATCCCGATGGGATGCGCGGGCAGAGCGCCGGCGACTCGCCTCACGCAAGGCTGAGCAACTAAAAGCGCTAGAGCAACTGATGCGAAAGGAGCACCCGTGATGACCGACAAAATCAGTGTCAACTGCCAAGCCAAGCTTTCCGAGGCCATCACCAAACTCAGCACCATGTTCCGCGATAAGAAGTTCGTCGTGGTCAGCCTGCGCCCGGGCAAGGATCGCACGCTCGACCAGAACCGCCTGTGGTTCGCCATGTACAAGCGCATCGCTCAGATGACCCAGATCGGCGACGAGGCCGACGCCCGCCGGTACTGCAAGCTGCACATCGGCGTGCAGATCCTGCTGAACGAGGATTCCGGATTTCAGGCTGAGTGGTACCGGGTGATGCGCCACCTCCCGTACGAAGCGAAGCTGGCCATGATGGGCGGTTGCAAGCTCTTCGGCCCGGACGGCTTCCCGGTGACCAGTCTGTTCAATCGCGCCCAGGGCGTGGCGTACACAGATCGCATCGTCGCGCGCTTCGCCCCCCAGGGCGTGTACTTCGATGACCTTCTGAGCCAGGAGGCTGCATGAGTCTTACAGCAAGGAAGCCACGCCCGAAGAAGTGCCGCGTCGAAACCTGCAGGGCCTCATTCGTCCCGCAGCGCCTGGGTCAGGTAGTTTGCAGCCCGGCCTGCGCAATGATCGATGCGCCCAAGAACCAGGAGAAAGCCCGCAGGGCCATTGATCAGCGCGAGCGCCGCGAGATCAAGGTCCGCAAGGAGGGGCTGAAGAGCAGGGCAGAGCACCTGCGCGAGGCCCAGACCGCAGTGAACGAGTACGTGCGCCTGCGTGACGCGCACCTGCCATGCATCAGCTGCGACTCGATGCCGAACGACAACGACCTCATGACCGGCAGCCGCTGGGACGCCGGGCACTACCGTTCCGTGGGGGCCTGTCCGGAGCTGCGCTTCGAGCCGCTGAACATCCACCGCCAGTGTGTGAAGTGCAATCGCAACCTGTCCGGCAATGGCGTGGAGTATCGCATCCGCCTGGTGCAGCGCATCGGCGCGGACAAGGTGGCGTGGATTGAAGGGCCTCACCCGGCTTGCAGATACACCGTCGAAGAAATAAAGGCCATCAAGGCCAAATATCGAGCAATGATCAGAGACCTGAAGAGGGCAGCAGCATGAAGCTAATCGGAGCACGTCAGGCATGGACTGACTCTCAACACGAATCGAACGCCTCGATCACCGCGGCAGCCATCGACTCTGCGCAATCGACGGCAGCAGTAAAAAAGGCAAGGGCGCGCCAGCATGAGGTGGTGTTTGCCGCCATGGGGGAGGACAAGGAAGCGCGCATCATGGTCGCTCGGCAGAAGATCAGCATCAGCGAGACGCGCCGGAAACCGATCGGCCGGTCCACCGCCCGCGCTGCGCACCTGGTCACCATGGGGAAGATCCAGCACGCAATCGGCACCTTGCCGTTCCAGGTGCAGCAGTTCGGCCACTTCCTCTATCACCCGATGATGACCATGCAGCATGTAATGAACGCGGTGCTGTTGGTGGCTTCGAAAGCTGAGCTACCGGATCTCACTTCAGCCAAGCGTGTGAAAGCTCACTACCTGGTGACTCTGGCGCTGCAGTCCTACAAGGCTCAGGTCAGTGGAGCGGCAGAGTGGGGGCCGGCCCGGGTCGCGGCCGAGCTGAATACCTTCTTCGGGGTGACGATCGATCCGAAAAATTGGACCCGAGACTGGCTCGACCTATGGGAATCCCTGAAGTCCGTGATCGCGGAAGTGGATATTCAGGCACAAAAACCGTTGTGGCAGGTGATTCACGCGGAGAAAGATGAAGAGGCGGCATAAACTTGTTGACATGACGGGGGTTAATGCGTACTTTTCCCATAGTGCGCAATTCACGCAACACGCACGCGAATACTTTAAGCCCAGCCATGCCGCTGGGCTTTTTTATGTGCCATCAAAAGGCTAGTATCTGTATTCAATAATTTGGCGCGGGTTTTTTGATGGCCTTCTTCGAAGTGGTGGAACAGTTTCTTAAGAGCGGCTTGGCGGCAGCGGTACTGATTGCTGCAGCGCAGTTTCTAAAAGTGTGGTTCGCTCACACAGAATCAAAATGGTTCGGCGTAGGGTCTTTAGCCGGCTTGTTCCTATTGATTGTATTCCCTTATGGGTGGGATCTAGCTTTTGGGGCGAATGACACGGGCTGGGAGTCTGTTATTCGGGCTCATGAGCGTGGTGCAACAACCTCTGCGTTGTTCCAAGCTGATTTTTGGGGTTCTGTGATCGGCGCAGGTGTGGCCTATTTGGGAATGAGCTATCTCATGGCGGACCGGCGCTTTTAAAAAGGTTTCAAAAGAACCGTTGTAACCCAAAACCTCGCTCAATCAGCGGGGTTTTTATTGCCTTGAATTCACCGCAGCCAGGGCGGCCTCACGGAAGGCCTGGACGTCGATAGCCGGAGAGTGCGACGTACGGAATCAACACCGGCAGCCCCGCACTCTGACCTCACATGCTTGCAGAGTGGCGCGAGACTAGAACAGCGAGATCGATGCAATGGGGCGTCGACGTTGCGAAGGTCATTGGCGGACGGAGGGGAAAGACCCTCGCACCTATTCAGGGTCTCAAAAGTCCTTCTTCTTGAAGGTTTTGTCGCCGGACTGATCGTTACTGATCGTCAACAGCCCATTTGAAACTGAATACGTTGTAGAGGCGTCGCCCTCCGAGTAGCGGTTTCGCCAGCGTCCCCATTCTTTGGTGTCATTCATGAAGCCCGACCAGACAACTCGATCATCAGTCACTTGGCAGCGATATCTGAATGAGTCGCCATCTGGCCGCTTATAGGAGATCTCTGGATCTGATCCGGAGGTTTTCGCCTTCATCGTTTTTGTAGGTCGGCCCATTTCCACGGAAATTGCAGCCTTGCAAATTTCTGCGCTAGTGAAGTCGTCCGCCTGCACCGTAGCTGCGAGGCCAAACGACGCGAGCAGCACAACTGATTTTATTTTCATGCCCTTGTCCTTGAATTGTTGGCGAGGGGGATTCTACATGGCCTTCGGCCGAGTTCTCATGCCAACGGAGTCGAGCGCATGGAGTATTTGCAGCGCCTGCTCGACAATCTCGACAGGTTTGGATTGCTGATCGCTGGCTTCACTGGCGCCGTCATTGCCAGCTGGTGGCACAAGGACGACCTAACGGACTGGCGCGCCTGGGCGATCTTCCTGATTACCGGCGTCGCCTGTTCGTGGTACCTGACGAGCATGGTCAGCACCTACCTGGGTGTGACTGAGCCGAGAATTGTCGCGGGCATCGGCTTCCTGCTGGGCACGTTCGGTGGTTCGCTCCTGGCTGCCATCAACCGCGCCATCAAAGCCGCTGACCTCTGGGCGCTCATCCGCCAGCGGTTCGGAGGAGGCAATCCACCATGAATCTTGAACTGATCAACTCCATCGCCTGCGGCTTGATTGCCTTGTGGGCGACCTGGTGTGTCCTGAGCGGCCGGGTGCGAGACGGCATCCTCGGCAAGCTGATCTATTCGGCGATCGCCATCAGCGGTTTCGTTGTGATGACCCGCAACCAGAATATCTTCTTCGGCCCGACGACGGCCGGGCTGACCCTACATGTGTCCTTGGCACTTGCCGGTCTGCGCCACATCTTCATGGTTAACTGGTGGCAGCGGGTGAAAGCCTGGCTCTGCCTGACGCTGAAGTGCGAGCACTGCATGCGCTGCGACAAGGCGCCGGGCGGTATCGAGCGGCGCCGCCGCTCAAGGTAGCCAGTGGTTGAGGTGGTCAAAATGTTGAATAGATATTGTGTCCTTCACCCTTTTCGTAGGTCTTCAACTCGTCAATATGTCTAAGGTAACGCTCGTAGCAGCTGTAAATTCTATCGATGCCTATTTGCTGCGCTTCAGTCAAAGTTGGCCGGAATGCGCTAACCAATTGCTTCATTTGGTACTGGTGCCCGTATTCGTCAAGTTCCCAGCAATCCCGATTGGTCACTTCATCATAAATTGCCTTCAAACAACCTATAGCTTCATTTTGAATCGCAACCGTATGTGGATGGAGTGAGTGCAGAGGGTGTGTTGGTTTCCAGCGAGGACCAGAGCAATTATCGATAAACGTCCAAGCTTCTCGAATGCTATCTCGAGTGAAAGTTGTGTTTTCCTTTCCTATCGAATAGAGCGTAAATCGAATCTTTCGAGCTGCTGTCAAAAAAGCGGAAAGCTTGGAGCACACTTCTTGGGTGCTTGCATGGGTGCTGATTGGCGCTACGTACATCGCTCGACTTGCACGATTTTCAGCCGCTGATTGCCAGCCTGAAAGAGTCCCTCGTGGAAACGATCGCGTATCCCGGTCTACCAGAGTGGCATCAGTAGCGCATAACCATGCGCCATTTTCGTATGCCCGGATTTGTTCCGGTGTTAATGCGGGGTCGCTGCGAGGTCCGCCCGGGGAAGCCCCTGCGTCGTGGGCGGCTATGCCAATACTTATAACTCGGTCACCAGCAGCAGTTGGGCCATTCGTGACCCTGTCACAGCCTGGGTAAACGCACTTGAAGTTCACCCTGATACCTAATTGCAGTTTAGTTGGCTTCGTAAAGTCTATTCGTGCCATGGGACGCTCGTATGCGAAGAGGGGAATGAATGGGCTGTAATTGGGGCAGATGGCCAGTATTTCAATCATCGTTGTTAGCACTTTTTTAAAACCCATGACAACCAAGCAATCCGACTGGGAGACGGCATGAACAGGCCAATGCCCCCAGCGTCATTGCTTGAGCTGTCAGAGCTATCAGACTTCGGCATTCGCCTGATCCCTGCGCCTGAACTGTGGGAGTGGCTACAAGCCGAAATCCTTGCCGATACAGGCAGCATCCACAACGAAGACCACGCTCATCTGATCGATGCTGACGTGAGAGTCATGTGGGCGTCTGCTTCTTTCATGAAGAAGGGGCGCACGGTGGTGGGGCAGGCCGAACAAGTAGCGTTCCGCGCCGGTGGCTGGCAGAAGGCCCGGATGGAACAGCAGATGCTGGATTGGTTCGGCGACGTGCCGGCCTACATCATTACCCTGGCTGCTGACTACTGCGCCCAATGCTCCGATGCTGACTTCTGCGCGTTGGTAGAGCATGAGCTGTATCACATTACTCAGGCGACGGATCAGTACGGCGCCCCCAAGTTTACCCAGGAAGGATTGCCCAAGCTTGAGATGCGCGGACACGACGTTGAAGAGTTTGTCGGTGTCGTACGACGCTACGGTGCGAGCCCTGATGTACAGGCGTTGGTAGACGCTGCGAACAAGCCTGCCGAGGTGGGAAAATTGAACATATCGAGGGCCTGCGGAACCTGTCTGCTCAAGACGGCCTGATGTGAGACAGGTATGAGACGGAATCCAATCTATGGCAGCCCTGAAAAACGATGTGAAAGCCTTCATCGTTCAGGCTTTGGCGTGCTTCGACACTCCGACCCAAGTCTCGCAAGCGGTGAAGCAAGAATTCGATATTGATGTGACACGGCAACAGGTGGAACAGCATGACCCCACAAAGCGAGCTGGCGTGAACCTGGCTGCAAAGTGGGTGACCCTGTTCCATGACACCCGCAAGCGCTTTCGTGAAGAGACAGCCGAGATTCCAATCGCCAACCGTGCGTTCAGGCTCCGAGCACTTGGCCGGTTTGTCGAGCGTGCCGAGACGATGAAGAACATTGGCCTGGCTATGCAGATTCTGGAGCAGGCAGCGAAGGAGGTCGGCGACATCTACGTCAACCGCAACCGGAAGGACGAGCCCGACGACGAGCCGGCGATCCCGACCCGGATCCAGGTGGATGTGGTGGATGCGAGGAAGCCGAATGCCGAGCCTTAACGTTCCGCAGTCGCAGTTCCTTCTGTTGCCCCACAAGTTTCGCGCATTTGTTGCTGGCTTCGGCTCAGGAAAGACCTGGGTCGGATGCTCGGCACTAAGCAAGCATTTCATGGAGTGGCCCGGCGTTAACGCTGGTTACTTCGCGCCGACCTACCCGCAGATTCGCGACATCTTCTATCCGACGATGGAAGAGGTGGCTTACGACTGGGGGCTGAAGACCAAGATCAACCAGGCGAACCATGAGGTTCACATATACAGCGGCCGGCAGTATCGCGGCACTGTGATCTGTCGCTCGATGGAGAAGCCTCAGACGATCGTCGGTTTCAAGATTGGTCACGCTTTGGTGGATGAGCTGGACGTGCTGACGTCGCTGAAGGCTCAGCAGGCTTGGCGCAAGATCATCGCCCGGATGCGTTACAACCTGCCCAAGCTGAAGAACGGTGTGGATGTGACCACGACGCCGGAAGGCTTCAAGTTTGTCTTCCTCCAGTTCGTAAAGCAGCTGCGTGACAAGCCGGCGCTGAATGAAATGTACGGCCTGATTCAGGCCAGCACCTTCGACAACGAACTGAACCTGCCGGACGACTACATCGCATCGCTGATGGAGTCGTACCCCGAACAACTGATCCGCGCTTACCTCAATGGCCAGTTCGTCAATCTGACCTCCGGTTCGATCTATCACGCATACGACCGCAAGCTGAACCAGTGCTTCGACACTGTGCAGCCAGGCGAGCCGCTCTTCATAGGCATGGACTTCAACGTCGGCAAGATGGCGGCGATCACCCACGTCAAACGCGACCAGGGTCTGCCGCGTGCCGTGGATGAGTTGATGGATGGCTACGACACGCCGGACATGATTCGCCGCATCAAGGAGCGCTACTGGCGGCACAACGGCAACGACTTCGAGAAAACCTGCGAGATCCGGATTTACCCGGACGCATCGGGCGACTCACGCAAGTCGGTCAACGCGAGCGTCACGGACCTGGCAATGCTCAAACAGGCCGGCTTCGCAGTCATCGCGCCGGCGGCTAACCCACCAGTGAAAGACCGGATCAACGCTATGAATGCCATGTTTTGCAACGCGCAAGGAGAGCGGCGTTACCTGGTCAATCCATTCACCTGCCCGGCTTACGCAGACGGCCTCGAGCAGCAGATCTGGGCGCCCAACGGCGAGCCGGACAAGAGCCAGGGCAATGACCACGCCAACGACGGCGGCGGTTACTTCATCCACCGCGAGTACCCGATCGTGAAGCCTGTCACCTCAATGAAAATGGGAGTCGCCCGATGACGGACGTCACTTTTACCCGTCCCGAGTACGACGCGGCGCAGTACCGCTGGCGATTGGTGCGCGACGTCTGCAAAGGATCGGAAACCATCAAAGCTGCTGGTGACCGATATCTGCCGCGGCCGAACGCATCCGACACTAGCCAGGACAATCGGGACCGCTACGACGCCTACAAGAAGCGCGCTGTGTTCTACAACGCTACAGGCCGGACGAAACACAGTCTCGTCGGCGCGGTGTTCCGCACCTGGCCAACGCTTACTGTTCCAGGCGCTCTCGATTACGTGTCAAAGGACATCGACGGGCAGGGTGTGAGCATCTACCAGCAATCGCAGTCTGTCATTGGGCATCTGCTCGAAGTTGGCCGCCACGGGCTACTGGTGGATTACGCGGCTGTCCAGGCTGGCACCGTGAGCAAGGCGGACGAACAAGCGGGCCGGGCTCGGGCGAACGTCGCCAGCTACCCGGCCGAAGCCATCATTAACTGGAAGACACGTCAGGTCGGCGGCCAGCACCTGCTGTGCCTTGTCGTACTGCGCGAAACGGTTGATGTCGATACAGACGACGGCTTTGGCAGTGAGCGGGTTGTGCAATACAGGGTGTTGCGGCTCTCGGCTGGCATCTACACCCAGGAGGTTTGGGAAGAGGGCAGCAGCAAGACGGAAATGACGGTCGCCCCATTCGCGCCCCTGAATGGCCTGGGCCAGCCATGGCGGATCATCCCGTTCCAGTTCTTAGGCAGCGAGAACAACGACACAACAATCGACGATTCGCCGCTGTACGACATGGCGGAAGTCAATGTGGGTCACTACCGCAACAGCGCGGACTACGAAGAGGCGGCTTACCTAGTGGGCCAGCCTCAGCCGTGGATGGCAGGGCTCGATGAGCAGTGGCGTGACCACATGGAGAAGAACGGCATTTTTCTTGGCTCCCGTGCACCTTGGCTTCTGCCGGTCAGCGGCACATGTGGCGTATGGCAGGCTCAGCCGAACACTGTGGCCAAAGAGGCCATGGACTCCAAGAAAGAGGACATGGTTTCGCTCGGCGCCCGGCTGATCGAACGGGGCAGCGCGGTGAAAACCGCGACCCAGGCTGACAACGACAGCGCAGCCGAACACAGCGTCTTGTCGTTGGTGGTGAGCAATGTCAGCGAGGCCTACAGCCAGTGCCTGATTTGGATGACCGAGTTCGTGAATGCCACGGGCGAAACCCTCTACAAACTCAATCAGGACTTCAGCCAGATCACCTTGGACGCGACGATCCTTTCCGCACTGTTCAATGCAGTGCAGGGCGGCAAGCTGCCAGCGGGCGACTTCTGGCAGTACCTGCGCGATCGCGGGGTTATCGATCCAGAAAAGACCGACGACCAGATCCGCGATGAACTGGAAACCGAGAATCCCGGCCCCGACCTGGATGACGATGAGGTAACCCCGAATGGCGGCAAACCAAGCGATCCTTAATGCCACAATTCGGCACGCCGTCTTCCTCGAGCAACTGAAGTCGGGAGAGGTCGAGAAGTTCGGGCCTTTCCTCAAAGAAATCGACCGCTCGATACGGGAGCGGCTGACCCGGGCAGACCTTACGGATTACACCGTCGCTCGCCTGGAACGGTTGCTGAGCGAAGTCGACAGCCTGCTGCTGGGCATCTTCAATCGGTACATCGAGAAGCTGAACCTCGACCTGGTGGATATCGCCAACTACGAGGCCGAGTTTGAGGCGACCAGTTTGACCCGAGCGGCGCCGGTGGGTGTTTCGTTCGACGCCGCGGTACCAGGTGCTGCTGCAATTCGTGCTGCCATCCTTACCAATCCGCTCAGCGTGCGCGGTGCCGACGGCGGCAAGCTGCTCAAGACCTTCATTGATGGCTTCACCGCCACCGAACGACAACGCCTCACAGGCGCAATCCGGCAAGGCTTCTTCGAAGGCAAGACCAACTTCCAGATCATCAAGAGCATCCGCGGGACCAAAGCACTCCAGTACAACGACGGCATTCTGGCCACGACCAGTCGGAACGCTGGTGCGATCGTGCGGACGGCGGTGCAGCACGTCGCCACCCAGGCGCGCATGGAGACGCTGAAAGAGAACTCCGATGTCGTGCAATCGGTGGAGTGGGTCAGCACCCTGGACACGAAGACGACCAGCCAGTGCCGGACGCTCGACAAGCGTCGATTCAAGCTGACCGAGGGGCCTCGACCTCCGATCCACATCAACTGTCGCTCGACGGTTGTTGCTGTGACCCGCTTCAGTGCCCTGTTCGCCAAGGACGCCACCCGGGCATCCATCGGTGACAGCGGCGCGCAGCAGGTAAGGGCAGACCTCAGCTATTACGACTGGTTGAAGCAGCAGCCGGCGGCGTTTCAGGACAAGGCCATCGGCCCGGTCCGCGCGAAGCTGTTCCGTGAAGGCGGACTGAGTATTGAGCGCTTTGCCGAGCTGCAGCTTGATCGCAACTTTGTCCCGCTGACTCTTGTGCAGATGAAGGCGCTAGAGCCACTGGCTTTCGAGAGGGCTGGGATTAATTAGCATCCTTCTTTGGCGGACTCAAATGCGTCCATCAGAGCGTTATATTCGTCGGTCCATTTATTTAGAAGCTCCAAAATCACTTTGCTGTTCTGCTCATCCTTTTTTATATCCTTTTCTGATTTGTTTGAATAAAACATCTCCGCAACTCTTTGGGCTATAAGTTTGGGTGTTTCGTATGTTTTACGATCAAGGTATGGGCTGAGAGAGAACGCAGCTACTACGACTGCATCAATCCGTCTGTCATATTCTTGATTATCTCGCGCTCGGTGCGACGCCAATGCCGTTAAGTTTCCTATAGACGCAAAAAAGGTCTCGGCCTTGCCCCGGATAATTGACTCCTTCGCATCGAGCCGTGCGAGGCAAGACTTACGGGAGTCAACAGATGCTGCTTGGTAGGTGGAGGACCAACTAATACCTGCAGTGATTACAACGCCAATTAGCGTAAACCAAATCGCTTTCAGGCCGGTCTTGGTTGATTCACTCGTTTTGTCTGTCATTGCGCTACACCCAATCAGTAGAGAATCAATATCACCTAACCGTAGTAAAGCACCTCCAATCGCAGGCAGGGCCTGCACCAACGTCTCTGGGAGATAACAAATGCTGAAATTCCAACTGGACAGCCTCGACGGTGTCGACGAAACCGTGCGCGCTCTTTACACCGAAAAGGACGGCAAGTTCGTACTCGGCATTGAAGGTCTGCCGCAACAAGAAGATGTATCCGGCCTGAAGGCCAAAGTTGATGAGCTGCTCGGCGAGAAGAAGTTGGCCGAGAAGAAGGCGCGCGAGGCGGAAGAAGCTGCTCGCCTGGAGCGCGAAGAAGCCGCTCGCAAGTCCGGCAACGTCGAAGAGCTCGAAAAGTCCTGGTCCGAAAAATACAACCGCCGCGAAGCTGAGCTGCACGGCACGTTGGAGCAGGAGCGCGCGGCGCTGAGTGGACAGATCCGGGATCTGACCGTTGGCCGTACCGCTACCGATATCGCGTCCGCCCTGGCAATCCCGGGCAGCGCCAAAGCCCTGTTGCCGCACATCGAGCGCCGCCTTGGCGTCGAGCAGCGCGACGGGAAGCCTGTTGTGGTCGTCCTCGATCCGCAGGGCAAGCTCTCGGCGGCAACGCTGGATGAGCTGAAAGCAGAATTCGCAAACGACACGGCGTTCGCGCCGTTGATCGCGGGTAGCAAGGCATCGGGCGGCGGGGCTGCTGGTGCTGGAGGTGGCGGCGGGGCCGCAAAAGGAAAAATCGGCGGCACCAAAGAGGAACGCACGGCCGCAATCGCGAGCCGGTTCCCGGATCTCCCTCAATCGTAAGGAATAACTCATGTCCCTGTCGCAAATGCAGGTTTTCAACGAATACATCATGCCGGCGACTCTCGAGACGCTGGATCAGTATCTCGCAGCTTTCAACGCCGCAAGCCGCGGTGCAATCGTGCTGTCCCCGGATGGCTTCACTGGCGACTTCCTTCAAGAGTCGTTCTTCCAGACCCTGGCCGCTGCCCAGCGCCGTGTGGATCGCTACAGCGCAAACGCTACTGTCGCAGCGACCGACCTGACCGAGCTGAAGAACACTTCGGTGAAGGTAGCCGGCGGCTTCGGTCCGATCCGCTACGAGCCATCGCAGATGACCTGGCTGGAGCGCCCGACCGCGCAAGGCATCGAGGTCGCGAGCCGCGCGTTTGCTGAAATCCTGCTGAAGGATCAGCTGAACACCGCAATCGCTGCATTGGTTGCCGCAATCACCGCCCAGGCTGCCGCAGTCAACGACGTGTCTGCTACCGCAGGCATCACCTACGCCGGCCTGAACAACGCCCATGCGAAGTTCGGCGACGCAAGCCAGAACCTGGTCACCCAGGTTATGCAGGGCACCAGCTACCACAAGTTGGTCGGCCAGAACCTGGCGAACCAGCAGCAGCTGTTCCAGGCGGGCAACGTTCGCGTGGTGGACATCCTTGGCAAGATCTCGGTTGTGACAGACGCGCCGGCGCTGATGCAGGCCGGCACCCCAAACAAGGAGATCATCCTGTCCTTGGTGCAAGGCGCGGCGCTGGTGCACGACGGTCGCGACATTATCAGCAACGTTCAGACCACCAACGGCAAGGAGCGTATCGAAACCACGCTCCAGACCGATTACACCTTCGGCCTGGGCTTGAAGGGTTACACCTGGGACACCACCACCGGTGGCAAGTCGCCAACCGACGCCGAACTGGCTACCGGTACCAACTGGGACAAGACTGCCACCAGCATCAAGCACACCGCCGGTGTGGCTCTGATCGGTGACGCTTCCAAGTAACTCCTGAATGCTGAGCCGGGCGACGTGTCCGGCTCAACGAGGTAATGATCATGAGCAACAAAAACATCTGGTACTTGCCCGGCCCATTCCACCAGTACCAGGAAGATGTGAAGGCGCTGGCCAAGGAAAACGGTCTGCGCATTGTCGACGCGAACGCCACCGGAAGCCGCGAGGATGAGGCTGACGATATTCCGGAGGTGACGGTTCGACAGGTTGAGTCGGCGTCGGTAATGCTAATCGACAGCCAAGACGGTCATGCGGCTGCGTTGCAGGAGCTGATCGACAAGCTGAGTGCGGAGCGTGACGGCATCGTGTTGCTGATCAACGCCGCCGAAGGCCTGTCGGAGCTGGAACATCCGGGTGCTGGCGAACTACCGATCCGCTTGTTCGATGCGCTGAAAGCCATCCACGAAGGCGTCGTCACCATCGAGGGTGAACGCGATACTCTGGCGGGCGAGGCCGAATCGCTCCGCGCTGAAATTGCACGACTCAAGGCGGCAACGGATCAGTCTGGCGACAATGCCGAGAAGATCGCAGCCCTCAAAGCGCAACTCGACGCCGCCAACGTGCAATATCGGGCGAATGCTTCGGTAGAATCGCTGGAAAAGGCCGTTGCTGATCTGACAAAGGCGTAATAAGTCGGGTGCCAGGAAATCCGGCCCCGATTCCAACCCATACAGCGAGCTGATTCATGACTCTGATCATTGAGGATGGCACCGGCAAGCCAGACGCCGAAAGCTACGCATCCGCCGAGGACCTGGTCCTATACGCAGTGAAGTTTGGCGTGGCTATTCCCGCGGAAGTGCCGGCGCAAGAAGCGCTGTTGCGCCGGACCGCCTTGGCGATGGATGGCATGACGTGGAAAGGGCGGAAGTCCAATAGCGAGCAGGCCCTGTCCTGGCCACGCCGCGGCGTCGAACTGGATTACGAGATCAAGCCCGACAACTACCTCCCTGCGCGCATCCAATATGGGCAGATGGCACTGGCTGCCGAGATTCATCAGGACGACATCGACCCGGTGGAGAAGCGGAAAGGCGCCATTACCCTGGAGCGTGTTGAAGGGGCGGTGACCCGCGAGTACGCAACGATCCCGAATACCAGCGGCAGACTGTTGCCGGCGGCGCCGGATCGGCCGAGCGCAACGCAGTTTGCAGACTATCTCCAGAAGCGCGGGCTTTTCGCCGTCAGGGCCTAAAGCCCAAGGGCCTCTTCTAACTTACTGGACCAATATTTACCGGTGAGTGGCAATCTCTTGGTTATACCGCCGTTCGCAAGCTCATCCAAAAGGTCAATGTTAGGGGAGCCTCCATAAGGGAAACAGTCATCATAAATCTCTAAGTACTGATCTTTTAGGGGGGACGTGGCGATCTCTTCAGCCAGCAACCGTTTAACTGTCAGTGCTTTGGCGGGAATATTTCCATGGTTGTTCGCCATAGCGTGCTTCAGATCATCTACAGAATTCTTCAAATTTTGTAATCCGCTTGAACCTGTCATGCGTACCTCTTGGAGAGTGGAATTGAGTTTTTACGATGAAATGGCCGCTACCACCCTAGATTTAATCACAGAGTTCGGCCAGCCCGTGACCATCCGGGCATTTACTGTCGGCGAGTACGACCCGGAAACTGGTACCGCACCGCCCGACACCATCACAGAGCAGACTGCCCAAGGCATCCTGCTCGACTTCACAGGTCAAGAATTCCAGAACAACAGCCTGATCAAGCAGGGCGATAAGAAGCTGAAGATCGCCGCGCAGGGACTTGAGTGGGCGCCTGACCTGCTGAACAAAATCATCGTTCAAGGCCACACCTGGTCAATCGTCCCGCCGTTGAAAGAGATCAACCCCGCTGGCACGCCGATTCTGTATGAACTGCAGGTGAGATCGTGAGCCGGGCCAGTGCCGGACAATCCGGCAGTTTCGCCCTGAGCCTTGCCGAGTTCGCGGCCCAGGCAACGGAAGCCATCGACGCGAGCCTGCGCGAGATCATCATCGAGATCGGCAGTAGCGTCATCCGCATGTCGCCGGTGGGTAACCCGGAGATCTGGGCGCAGAACACCGTGGCCCGCCAGTACAACAAAGCGGTCGACGATCACAACAGCAGTCTGCGCAGCGATCCCGCCAACCTGACTAAGGCAGGCCGACTCAAGCCTGGTCGTAAGCTGAACGATGGAATGGATATCGTCGCGCCAGAAGGCTATGTCGGCGGGCGGTTCCGGGCCAACTGGCACCTTTCGATTGATGTCGTCGAGAACGTCACATTTGACGAGGTTGACCCCGGTGGCCAGGAGACGATTGCCGCGTTGGTTTCAGCCGTGAGCGACTTCACTGCCGGGCAGACCGCGTACCTCATCAACAACCTGCCGTACGCGATTCCGCTCGAGTTCGGACATTCGACCCAGGCCCCCGGCGGCATGGTCCGTATCACCGCGGCCCGCTTCCAGCAGATCGTGCAGGAGGCCATCAGGAACAACCAGGTATGAGCCACAACATCATCGCCTCGATCTATGAGGCCAAGCTGATCAATTGGGCAAAAGCCTTGCCGGTACCGCTAAAGGTCGTCGTCGAGAACGAGGCCTACACGCCTGCGAACGGCGCCACCTACCTGAAGGCATTCACGCTACCGGCTGACACCGCGAGCAACACGCTCGCTGGTGATCACAAGCTGTTCACCGGAGTGTTTCAGGTCAGCGTCGTGACACCGTCCGGCAAGTTCCGTGGCGCGGCAGGCGCGATAGCCGACCAGATTGCCGCTTTGTTCCCTCTGTACGAGCGAATCACGAAAGGCACGCTCACCGTGGTGACCATGAGCCCGGTGGACCCAGGCCCCGGTATTCCCGACGACACCACCTACACCGTGCCGGTTTCGTTCTTGTACCGAGCCGACACCAACTGAATTAGCCCGTTGGGCAAACCCAGAACCCGTCATTGAGCGGGTTTTGTCATTTCTGCAAAGAGGAAAACCCATGAGCGTCAAGATTCCCAACGGCACCACCTTCGAAATTGCAGCAACCCTGAGCATTCCGAAGGCATTCACCGCGATCAGCAATGCCAGCCCCGCAGTGCTCACCGCTGCAGCCCACGGGCTCGCTGATGGTGACGTAATTGTCATCGACTCCGCCTGGGCAAAGCTGAATGGTCGCCCGGCGCGCGTCATCGGCTCGGATACTGACGAGTTCTCCGCCGAGGCCTTGGATACCACCAGCGTGAAGAGTTACCCAGCAGGCTCTGGTGCGGGCACTGTTCGCGAGGCCACTGGCTGGACGCAGATCTCCCAGATCACCGAGCCGACCGCAAACGGCGGCGAGCAGCAGTTCCTGACCTACGGCTTCCTCGAAGACGACGATGACCGCCAGCTTCCGACCAACAAGTCCGCCAGCAGCATGACGCTGCCAGTCGCAGATGATCCTGCGCAGGCATATGTCTCGATCGTCGAAGCGGCTGACGAGGACAAAGAGCCCCGCCTGATCCGCGCAAACCTGCCGGGCGGCGCGACGATTTATTACTACGCCTATGTGTCGATCACCGCGACCCCGACACTGAGCCGTAACAACATCATGACGCGGACCATCACCTTGTCGTTCGCCTCCCGCCCAACCCGTTACAACGCCTAAGGGGTTCCCATGGCAAAGTTTTCCATCGCGCCGAAACCGACGTTCACCGTCGATGTGGCCATCCCCCTGGTGGGCGGCAAGCCCGCCATGGTCCCGTTCACGTTCAAGTATCGGGACCGCATCGAACTGGCTGAGCTGTTCGACTCCTGGAAGGAGAAAGCTGAGGCCCTCGGCGAGCGCTTCAACGGCACCGAGCCGACCATGTCTGAGGTCACTGCTGCCGAGGTCGAGCAAGGTGTCGCGCAGATCAATGACTTGGTGGTGTCGTGGGGCTTTGGCGACAAACTCAACGATGAGTCGATCACCGCATTGGTGAAAAGCTGCGTTGGCGTCTCGGACGCAGTCGTTAAGGCTTACAGCGACGCCTTCGGCAAAGCTCGCCTGGGAAACTGACCGCCGCCGCCCGTGCGTTGTATGAAGGCGACAGCTCCGCCGAGCAAATGGCGGTGTTCGGCTTCTCGCCCGAGGACTATGACGAAACGTTCGAAATCTGGCCGGATAACTGGCCATCCTTCCTCGTCATGGATGCCATGGGAACTCAATGGCGTACCGGTGCGTGCGGCGCAACAGGTCTTGATTACGGCGTGCTGCTCAGTGTGATGCGGCTCGTCGGCGTCCCGGCGAATGATCGCCGCCGCGTGTTCCAGGACATCCGGGCCATGGAGTCGGAAGCCATCGCGGTCATGGCTGAGGCACGCGATAACAGCTCGTAAAAACGGGCACTTTTTCAAGGTGAGTCGATGAACATTGCAGAACTCGGCATCAAGGTCGATTCGGCTGATGCCGCCAACGCTGCGACCGATCTCGACAAGCTGACCAAGGCTGGCGATCGCGCTGAGCAGTCCGCTGTCGGCCTGATGAAGGAGATGGAGGCGCTGGAGAAGTCGCTGTCGAAAGGCGCGACCTCCACGCAGGAGCTGGCCAAGCAGCGCGAGAGCCTGGCGAAACTCACTCAAACCGGCGCATACGGTGAAGCTGAATTCACCAAAATCAGTGCGCAGCTCGACAAGCAACAGGTCGCCCTGGCCAAGTCCACCATGGAGGAGCAGAAGGCTTTGAACAGCCTGCTGGGGGCAATTGACCCGGCCCGGGCGGCTATGGCCAAACTGGATGGTCAGGTTGAGCAACTGGGCAAGCATCTCGACGCTGGTCGCATCAGCCAGGACCAGTACAGCAGCGCACTGAGCAAGATCGACAAGGACTACGACAAACTCAACAAAACCTCCACCGGCTTCGACAAGTTGCGCCTCGGGACCCGCCAGGCGCAGGAAAATGTCGTTCAGCTCGGCAACGCGCTGTCGTCCGGTGACTGGGGAAGCGGCGTTCGTGCTGTTGCCCAACTGGGCGCGGGCGCGGGCGCCTCTGCCGCCGGACTTCTCGCCATCCTTGCACCTATCGCCCTGGCCACTGCCGCTGTGGGTGGTTTGGCTGTCGCCTACTACAAGGGCAGCAAAGAGCAGGATGCCTACAACAAATCCCTGATCCTCACCGGTAACTACGCCGGTGTGAGCGCTGCGCAGTTGGGCGACATGGCTCGCCAGGTGAGCGCCACGGTAGGCACTACCGGGCAGGCGGCCGAAGTGCTCGCACTGCTGGCGGGAAACGGGAAGATCGCCGGCGAGAGCTTTGCAGGTATTGCCCAGGCCGCCGTGTCGATGCAGGAGGCCACCGGGAAGGCAGTCAGCGAAACGGTCGCTGAGTTTTCCAAGCTGGCTGATGATCCGGTCAAAGCATCTGCCGCCCTGAATGAGCAATACCACTACCTGACGGCCTCGGTTTACTCGCAGATCGCGGCCTTGGAAGAGCAGGGCGACCACGCAGGGGCGGTCAAGCTCGCGACGGAGCAGTATGCCGACGCGATCAACGAGCGCACGCCAAAAATCCTTGAAAATTTGAGCTTCTGGGAGAAAGGCTACAACGCTGTCGCCCGGGCAGCGGACAACCTAAAGAACATCGGACGGCCCGATATCGACTCTGATATCGAGCAGGCTCGGCGAAACTTGGCGTCCGCTCAGGCTGGCGATATCGGCGCGTTTCAAAACCAGAAAGAAATGGTCGAGCTGTACAGCAACCAGCTCAACATGCTGGAGGATCAGAAGGCCGCGGCTGCTGATATTGCCAAGTGGGAAGGCGAGCAGGCGAAGGCGCAGCAAAGCGCAGTCGTAGCGATGTCCAAAGTGGACGCCATCACTAAGTCCTCGCTGACCAATGAGCAAAAGCGCGCCGAGGCAATCAAGGATTACAAGAAAAGCCTGGACGACATCCGCAAGGTCGATCCGAACGACTCCCGGCTTGATCCAACTGCGGTTGCTAAGAACGTCGCGAACATCAACGACAAGTTCAAGGATCCGAAGGTCGCCGCGGGCAGTGTCGACACTACCGGCTTCAACAACGCGAAGAACTCCTTGGCCGAAACCCTGGCCTACTACAAAAACGCCGACAAGGAGTTGGAAGCATCCCAGCGCGCCGGCGTGATCAGCCAGGCCAGTTACACCGAGCAGCGGATCAGCCTGTTGAAGCAGCAGGCCGACGAAGTTGCCCAGGGCTACCAAGCGGAGATCGATGCGCTTGAAGCTGCCAAGGCGAAGAAGGGCACCACTGGTGCCCAGATCATCCAGCTTGATCAGAAGATCGCCGACGCCCGAACCGCTATGGTCAAGGCTCAGCAGGACAGCGACAGCGAACTGGCAGTCATTGCAACGAACGAAGAGGGGCGATTTCGCCAGCAGACGCTGGCCGTCAACACTTACACCAGCGCCTTGCAGCAGCAGGTCGACACGCTTCGTGAGCAGGGACTGCGCGCAGCATCGAGCCTCGGCCAGGGTGACCGGCAGCGTGCGCTGACCGATCAGCAGAACGGGATCGACGATCGCTTCAACCAGCAGCGCCTGGAACTGGCCAACCAATATGGAGATGGCTCGCGCGGCATGAGCCTCGACGAGTACAACCAGAAGCTGGCCGCGTTGAAAACCACGCAGCAGGATTTGCACGACACCGTGCGGGCCAACTACGACGACATGACCGCCGCCCAGGGCGACTGGAGCGCCGGCGCCTCTTCAGCGTGGCAGAACTACTTGGAATCGGCGCGGGATGTCGCGGGGCAGACGAAGAGTCTGTTCACCAACGCCTTCAGCTCGATGGAGGACGCAATCGTCAACTTCGCCATGACTGGGAAGCTGTCGTTTGCCGATTTCACTAAGTCGATTCTGGCGGATATGGCTCGAATCGCGACCCGGCAGGCCAGTTCGGCACTGCTGAGCAGCCTGGTCGGCGCGGGCGCGAGCTACTTCGGTGGCGGCGGCGCAGCAACTTCAGCAGGCTCCACTGCTGCGGGCTACAGCGGTGATCTGTCTGGTTTCACACCGGGCAGCGTTCAAGCGAACGGTGGTGCGTGGTCTGGTGGCGTTCAGATGTTCGCCAAGGGTGCAGCGTTCACCAACTCCATCCTGAACCAGCCAACCGCGTTCGGAATGGCTGGCGGCAATATCGGGGTGGCGGGCGAGGCGGGACCTGAGGCGATCATGCCTCTAACACGCACCGCCGGCGGTCAGCTGGGTGTGCGCGCAATCAGTGCCGCCGGGAGTAGTGGCGGCAGCGTTTACAACTTCCCCGTCGCGGTATCGGTGCAAACCCAAGGGAATGGCGGCACGGCCAGCACGGAAGACACGTCGCAGCTGGGCAAGGGCATTCAGCAGGCGGCGAAAGCCGAAGCCGAAACCGCAATTGCTCGGGCGCTGCAGCCTGGCGGCTCGATCTGGCGACTTACGAAAGGGAGGGGCTGATGGCCATCGAGACATTCATCTGGCCGACTCAGCACGGTGACTCACCCGAGATTACCTATCGGGTGCGCACCGCGCAGTTCGGCGACGGCTACAAACAGGAAGTTGGCGACGGGCCGAATAACAAGGAAGACGCGTACCCGATCACCTACAGCGGCTCCCAAGCCAGAGTGTTGGAGATCATGGCGTTCCTTGACCGGCACGCCGGCGCGAAAGCGTTCCTTTGGACGACGCCATTGGGCCAGCTCGGCCTGTTCACCTGCAAGAACCCCGTGCCCACTCCGGTCGGCGGCGGCGTTTTCAAACTCACCGCCACGTTCGAGCGTGCATTCCATCCATAAGAGGCAACCATGCCGCTGATCAGTGACATCCAGGTGCTTGAGCCCGGCAGTGAAGTGCTGCTCCTTGAATTGGACGGCACGGACTACGGCGCAGACGTTCTGCGTTTCCACGGGCATGCGATTCCGCACACACCCGCCGAACTGATCGCAGCCGGCGCCGATGCAGACCAGTTGCCGGCGAAGGCAATCTATTGGCAGGGCAATGAGTACAGCGCCTGGCCGATGCAGATCGACGGCATCGAGGCAAACGGAGATGGGACGGTAGTGCGGCCCACGCTTTCGGTCGGTAACGTCAACGGTCGCATCACCGCGCTGTGCTTGGCGTTCGAGGATCTTCTCGAGTTCAAGTTGACGATGCGCCACACGCTGGGCACGTACCTCGATGCGGCGAACTTCCCGACCGGAAACCTGACAGCCGACCCTACCCAAGAGACGATCGAGGTCTGGTACATCGACCAGAAAACAAATGAGGACGGGGAAACAGTCAGCTGGGAGTTAGCCAGCCCGGGCGACGTCGGAAACGAATCCATCGGTCGGCAAGCCACAACCCTTTGCCACTGGTGCCTCACCGGCGGCTACCGGGGGCCGAATTGCGGCTACACCGGCGGCTACGTCACGAAGGACGGATTACCCACCGACAATCCTGAACTGGACGAGTGTGACGCCACGCTGGGCCGGGGGTGTATTCCGCGCTTTGGCGAGGGTAACCCGCTTCCGTTCGGTGGCTTCCCGGCTGTATCCCTGATTGCCAGGAGCTGACATGCGAAAGCACATCTTGAATGCGATCCAGGTGCACGCGGCGGCCGAGTACCCGAAAGAGTGCTGCGGGCTGCTGTTAGCGGTCGGACGAAAACAGCAGTACTTCCCGTGCCGCAACGTTTCCAGCGAGCCGAACGAGGAATTTCGGATCGATCCGGAGGAATACGCTGCGGCCGAGGATATCGGCGAAGTTACGGGTGTGGTTCATTCGCATCCGGACGCAACCAGCAGACCTTCGCCGCGTGACTTGGCCATGTGCGAGGCGACGGCGCTGCCATGGCACATCCTCAGCTGGCCAGAGGGCGACCTGCGCACCCTCATGCCGACCGGCGATGTCCAATTGCTGAAGCGTCCGTTCGTACATGGTGCCTGGGACTGCTGGCAGGTCTGCGCTGATTGGTACAAACGCGAGTGGGGGCTGGAGTTCGAAGCCTTCAAGCGCGCCGATGGCTGGTGGGAGAGCAAGGACAACACCAGCTTGTACGAAGCCAACTACGAGGCCGCCGGCTTCTACCGGGTTGATCAGCCGCAGCGCGGCGACATGATCGTGATGGAGGTGGGGCGGACGGTTTACCCGAACCATGCCGGGATATTCCTCGGAGCTGATCCGGCGCTGCCCGGCGAGGATGCTGCGACGTTTGGCCCGGGTCCGTTCCTGCTGCACCACCTGTACGGACGGCCATCAGAGGTCATCGTCTTCGGCGGTCCGTGGCTCGACCGTACGCGCCTGATTCTTAGGCATAAAGATGCACAATCAATTACATGAAGCGGCTGGGCCGTTGGAGTGCCTTATGAGCAAAAAGACAGCAGTAAAAAAGGACCTAGTGAATAGTGACTTCCCCGATCATGCAGACACAGGGAAGTTGTTGCTATGGATCACTCAGAAGATTTGTTTGACTCCCCTGGGTAAAGACCTGAAATCAGCGCTTTGAGAGCCACGTAATGCGCAGATGATCCATCTGCTAGTTCTTTGTCATCAGGTAGAAACTGCAAAAGCGATTCGGCTGACGCCTTGATTTTTTCCCGTTTAGAAGGATCTAACGCCGCGAGCGCAGTACCGATCAATGTAATTGCGGCTACAGTTCCCATCTCAAATGAAGTCAGACTTCTTTTGTCGCTCATTTCACTTTCCTTGCGTTATCCGCGCCGAAATTGGCGCAATCCCAGTCCTTGGGCTTGCAGGCAAAGGACTGGGGAATCCGTTGCATGAGGGCAAGAGGCTACTATCGGCTGGGTTGCGGGCGTTACTGTGGATTCGTACAGGCAAGATAAAGCCCGCGAGAGCGGGCTGTTTATCAAGACGGCTTCTTAGGAGGCGGTGGAGCTTTGGGTGGCAGGTTAGGTAAAGGACGCCGGACACTCGTAGGTGAAAAACCATCTTGGGTATGTGTAGGCCCGTTGGGTTTTTTTGAAGTCATAGGACCCTCACGAGCTTTTAGGTTTTTCAGGAGGTGCCGGCGGCGCCTTAGGTACCACAGTCGGCAAGGGACGACGTATTACATTTGGCGGCACATGATTTTCTGGGGAATAGGTCACCTCACCATTCCTAAGCTTGCGAAGTAGTTCTCGCTCTTCAGCCGTGACGACGGGATTCTCAGCCATTTTTTGGTTTCTCAGGAGCAGGCGGCGGCGCTTTGGGTACGCTGGTAGGTAGCGCGTTTCGTGTGCCTGGCGGTGTTAGATTGAAGCCTTCATGTATGTCTCTCAACAAGCCTTTCTGGAGAAGCTCTTCAGTAGATCGTTTGTCGCTCATTGTTTTTCTCCTTAATTTAGAAACTCGACCCGCTGGACGTCTGCTCCTTGGATCATATACGAGTGCGTGCCAGGCGACGGGACCGTGCTTTCGCCATCGATCCAGTGCGGACTGCTTATTAAATAAATACCGGTTTGCTTGTCATTGGGGAAAGCATCAATGTAGCCCATCATTCGACGGCCATCCGTAAAGTGGATAATCACTGGATGAGCTGCCATTTGCTTGTAAACATGGATGGCGTCGCTCTGGGAAGCGCGAGTGGTCAGATTCAGTTTTCTTGCTATTGAGAATGCAATATCGTTATTGCACAAATACGCAAGGACCCCGCCCATAAGAGCGGCATAGCCAATAGCGGTCCAGCTTGTCGAAGCTTCACTCCACACGCCAAAGTCTACAAAGTTGCCAATCAGATAGCACAGGCTCTCGGTACCTGAAACAAAAACCTGAATAATCGCCGTGCTGATAAGTGCCTGTAGAATCTTTTCAAAATATGCTGGCTTCGGAATTTCCGCGAACCAATAGAAAACGATCATCGCCAAGAAGCCAGGCATCAGCTGCTGGAGAACTGGTATCACCTCAGCAGAAAGGCCTTCCATTTATTGTTCCTTGAATCAAATCCACCAGCATTGTCTTTTCCGGTGGATGGGTGAAAGTTTACGTAGCGGCATAAAGCTACTACTGATGGATCCAATTATGATACTGGCTTTCCATCCACGCTGGATGCCTGGACAGCTCCAAGCTCTGACGCGTGCAGATCTGGTTCTAAGATTCAAAAGATGAAACCGGCAGATATCCCGCCGCGAACCTAATGATGGTGGGATCCGCTAGGCTCGCTTTTTTGCTTGTACTCAGTAAGTCTGCAGAAGCAGAGTCACATGTGAGTCATTACTGGTAGTTTTGTATACCTCTCCTACTTGCAGACCCGCTTTGACGTGCCCGGACTTATGTATGTTGCGCGTTCCATCTTGGATGCTGTAAATGACATCGGCTTTCGCTTTTCCATCAGATGATAGTTCTGTCACCACGCAGCTCACCATGTATGCAGATGATGCCTTTTGCCCCATGCTTCTATCCTGTGAGGCAGCACCCGCAACATTCCCCGTGGTGGTGGCGCAATCACTTGTCAGGTTATCAACCTCTACTCGGAGAACAAACGGCTTGCGCTTTGGATCGTTTTGATCCACGTCTGCTTCGTAGATGACCTTTCCGTTGTAGGTCATTGTTTGATGGGCCATCACTGGAATATGCGGAAACTGGTCGTTGGCACTTGGTTGGGCAGCGGTTGCGGTCCCCGCCAGAATGGCGAAGATGACTAGTGTGTCGAAGACGCGAGAATGCATGCTGAAAATTCCTTGTAGTGGAGCTTTTATATCGTCGCGGGCACTGCATTCTTTAGCTGATGTAGGAGTGCTACATTGCCCGCATTTCCCACAGGAGTGACCTGCATGAAACTGATCGTAGGAGCGTTGGCGGTAGCACTGTTGGCGGGGTGCGCGACCACGAACGACATTCGGAGTAACCCGCCCATCGTCAAGGTTTCTTCAAGTAAGTCCGCAAAGCTTGTCGCCGAATGCATCCGTGATGGATGGCAAGGAACTTCGTTGATTGGCGGTAGCGTAGGAGGCGTTTTACAGACTTCCGGCGAAAAATATTCGGTGATAGCGCCTAACTCAGAATCACCTTGGCATGTCGCTGACGTAACGCCGACTCCAAACGGGTCCATGGTTGCTTACCACTTCTATCGAACGTGGCAGGATCCATCGTCAAGCGTTACGGATGTCGTTAGGAACTGCTCCCGATAGTGACCATTTTTTCAAGCCGCCTCAGGGCGGTTTTTTATTGCCTGGAGAAAAGCATGGCGGCCACAGTTGCTCATTACACGCCCAGAACACGTGTTCACCTGACTAGGCAGCTCGCGAACAAATTCGGTGAAGTCCATCACTTGCTGCTGGATTCAGGGCAAGCGACGGAGGTCTTCAGAGCACTCAGCATCATCCTTGCTGGATTTCAGGAGGAAATAAAAAGGCTTGATCGACTTGGGATGCGCTTTGCAATTTATAGAAATGGCAAGAGCGCAGGGTTGAGCGAGCTCGGCTTGTCCGGAACGAGGGTTTTGAAGATCGTTCCGGTGATCTCGGGCAGCAAGAGAGCTGGGGTGCTTCAAACAGTGGTTGGAGCCGTACTGATCGCACTTGCTTACTTCAACCCCTTCGGTGCGTTTTCAGGCCCAGCGGTATCCGCGCTGTATGCCGCAGGTATTGCTTCTACCGCCGGCGGCGTTATCCAGATGCTCAGCCCGCAAGCAAAGGGGCTCTCGCAAAGCGCATCGCCCGAAAACTCCCCGTCCTACGCCTTCGGCAGCGCCAAGAACACCACGGCCAGCGGAAACCCGGTCCCGATCTGCATCGGCGAACGCCGCTGGGGCGGGATGATCATCTCGGCCTCGATCCTGGCTGAAGACAAAGCTTAATAAGCTCGTCGCACACAGACCGCCCGCGAGGCGGTTTTTTAATGCCTGGAGGAAAGCATGGGCGCAGCTCTACAGATGGACATTAGTGGCGAGAAGGGCGGCAGTAGCAAACCGAAGTCGCCGAGCGAAGCCAGCGACAGTCTGCGCTCGACCAACCTGGCAAAGCTCCTGATCGCCGTGGGCGAGGGCGAATTCGATGAAGTCCCGACCGATTACGACATCTACCTGGACAACACGCCGATCCGGGATGCCAGCGGCAACTACAACTTCCCCAACGTGAAGTGGGACTGGCGCCCGGGTTCGGTTGATCAGACCTATATCCCAGGCATCCCGGCAGTCGAGAACGAGACGTCGCTCAACATTGAGCTGCGCAGCGATTCGCCGTGGGTGCGCTCGATCACCAACACCCAGCTTTCGGCCGTGCGCATGCGTTTGGCATGGCCGGCGCTGCAACGCTCTGACGACGAGGGTAATGTTGGCGGTTATCGCATCGAGTACGCCATCGACGTGGCCACCGATGGCGGTGCCTACCAGCAGGTGTTGGTCGATGCTGTCGACGGCAAGACGACAACCCGCTACGAGCGCTCGCGCCGCATCGATCTGCCGGACGCCACTACGGGTTGGCAGATCCGCGTGCGCCGCCTGACGCCGAACCAGAACACCAACAAGATCGCCGACACCATGCTGGTGGCCGGTTATACCGAAGTCATCGACGCCAAGCTGCGCTACCCGAACACTGCGTTGCTCTACATCGAATTCGATGCCGAGCAGTTCACCAACATCCCGGCTGTCACCGTGAAGTGCAAGGCGCGGCGCTGGATGGTGCCGAGCAATTATGACCCGATCCTGCGCACGTACACCGGTACCTGGGACGGTTCGATGAAGTCGGCGTGGACCAACAACCCGGCGTGGATCACCTACGGCGTGTGCACCAACGATATGTTCGGCCTGGGCAAACGCATCAAGTCGTTCATGGTCGATAAGTGGGAGCTGTACCGAATCGCCCAATACTGCGACCAGCTGGTGCCGAACGGGCTCGGCGGCGTTGAACCGCGCTTTCTGTGTGACATGAATCTGCAGGGCAAGGCTGATGCCTGGTCACTGTTGCGCGATATCTCGGCAATTTACCGGGGCATGACGTACTGGGCGCAGGGCCAGCTGGTGATGCAAGCGGACATGCCGCGTGCGCAGGACTTCGACTACGTATTTACCCGGTCGAACGTCATCGACGGCAAATTCTCATACGGCAGCGCTTCGGCGAAAACTCGTTACACCCGGGCGCTGGTCAGCTACGACAATCCAGCGAACAACTACGACACCGACGTCATTCCGTTCGCTGACCTGGATCTTCAGCGCCGTTATGGCGACCGCCCGACCGAACTCAGTGCCATTGGCTGTACCCGAGCGTCCGAAGCCCAGCGCCGCGGTAAGTGGGCGATCCTCAGCAACAATCAGGACCGCACCGTCACCTTCAAGACTGGCATGGAAGGCGTGATTCCGCTGCCGGGGCACATCATTCCGGTGGCGGATTCGTTGCTGGCTGGTCGTGAGGTTGGCGGCCGGATCTCGGCGGCGGCAGGCCGCGTTATTACGCTCGACCGCGACACGCAAGCAAAGGCAGGTGATCGCCTGATCATTAACTTGCCGGGCGGCCGCGCCGAAGGTCGGACCGTGCAGAGCGTGAATGGCCGGGCTGTCACCGTGACCGTGGCCTACAGCGAACCGCCGGTGGCGCAGTTGCAGTGGGCACTCGATGCCGATGATCTGGCGATCCCGCTGTATCGCGTGTTGCGCACCAAGCGCACCACTGAAGGCGACTACGAGATCAGCGCGTTGCAGTTCGAGCCGAGCAAGTTTGCTTTCATCGACACTGGCGCACGCCTGGAAGAGCGCCCAATCAGCGTGATTCCGATCACCGTGGTTCCCGCGCCGGCGAGCGTGTCGCTGTCGTCGACTTCGTCGGTCGTGCAGGGGCTGGCCGTGGCCACCATGACCATCAGCTGGCCCGCCGTAAATGGCGCGGTCGGTTATGACGTGGAATGGCGCAAGGACAGTGGCAACTGGATCAAGCTCCAACGCACCGGCGGTACGAACGTGGACGTGGTCGGTATTTACGCCGGTGCCTACGTGGCCCGCGTCCGGGCTGTGAGCGCCTTCGACATCTCGTCGATCTGGCGCAACTCGATCCTGACCAATCTCAGCGGCAAGCAGGGTCTTCCGCCAGCGGTGTCATACCTCACGGCCACGCCGCTGCTGTTCGGTATCTACTTGAAATGGGGATTCCCGGCTGGCGCCGAGGACACCCAGCGCACTGAGGTCTGGTACGGGCCAACCACAGACCTTGAGGCAGCGAGCAAGCTGACGGACCTGGCTTACCCTCAGAGCGACTTCTCGATGCTTGGTCTGCGGGCTGGCGTGACCTTTTACTTCTGGGCGCGCCTGGTGGATCGGATCGGCAATATTGGTCCGTGGTATCCGGTCGGGATGGGTGTCCAGGGTCAATCGAGTGCAGACGCAGCGGCGATTCTGGAAATGATTGCCGGCGAGATTGGCCGCACGGAGCTGGGACAGGACATCCTCGATGAAATCGACAAGATCCCGGGGCTTCAGGCGCAGATCGATGCGCTGGACGGCCTCAAGGCGTATGACCCGGACGCAACCTACGAAGAGTACGACCTGGTGGTAGTCGGCAAGCGGATCTATCAGGCAACTGGTGATGTTCCGCTGAACACGCCGCCGCCTAACCCTGCTTACTGGCTCGACGTTGGCCAGACAGTGCAAACCGCCAACGGCCTGGCACAGCAGGTTGCGACCAACACCGCCGATATCACCGAGATCGACGGCGTGGTCACAGCCCAGGCAACAAGCCTGCAAGCCTTGCGCTCGGCTACTCGCGACGACGACGGCAATGGGGACGCGCTTGACGCTCTGCGCGGCTGGAACGCCACTGCCAGCTTCGCGCAGGAGGTCAAGGTACGGACATCGCAAAACAGCGCGCTCAGTCAGCGTTTGACCACTCTCGATGTTGAGGTGGGTGAGAACTCTGCCAACCTCACGACGCTCGAGCAGGTTGTCGCCACCAATGAAGAGGTGACCGCTTTCAAGATCACCCAGTTGACCGCTAGCGTGGGGGAAAACACCTCAGCTATTCAGGAGACATCCGAGGCGTTTGCAGACCTGGACGGTAATCTGAGCACCATGTGGTCGGTGAAAATGTCGGTCACCGCCAATGGCCAGTATGTCGCGGCAGGTGTTGGGCTTGGCATCGAGAACGTGGGCGGGGTGTTCCAAAGCCAGTTCCTTGTGAGCGCGGATCGGTTCGCCATCGTCAACACCATCGCCGGTGGCGCGATCTCTGTGCCGTTCGCGGTGCAGGGTGGTCAGGCATTCCTCAATTCGGCGTTCATCTTGGATGGCACCATCACCAACGCGAAAATCGGCAGTTACATCAGCTCGACCAATTACATCGCCGGCACGCAGGGTTGGATTCTCAACAAGGATGGAACGCTGGAAATCAACGGTATCGTTCCCGGTCAGGGCCGCTTGGTGATCAATTCGCTGAACGTCTCTGTCTACGACGTCAATGGTGTGCTGCGCGTCCGTCTTGGTTACTTGGGGTGATAAATGGCATATGGAATGCGGATCTGGGGCGCCGATGGCGCGCTTCAGGTCGATGAAAACTCGTTCACGATCCGCGTGGCCTTGTCGGTGCTGGTGACGTTTCCGGCGGGAGCGAGTAAAGGCAACCAGGACTTTTCTGTGCCAGGTGTCGGTCCAGGCAACGGGACCGCGATTGTTGTTCCCATTGACGCCTACGGCGACAGCCAGATGCAGTTTGAAACCGAAATGCTCAATGGGGTGGCGCGGGTCTACAACTACACGCGCACATTCGCAGCGAGCACCGTGTCGAGCGGCACGATGCGTCTGATTGTGATGAGGTGGAGCTGATGAGCTATGGACTGCAATTTACGAACAACAGCAATGTCGTCACCCTTGATTCCGAGTTTGCTCGCTTGATGGTGATCGCATCCGGCCGGTTCGCGCCGACGGAAGAGTCAGGGATGGGGTCGACCACCTACTTCGCCAGGCCGGTCACCTCGCAGGAGCCCCCCTTGGTGTTTGTTCGACCCGACACGGTGGGCGCCGTGGCTGGTCTCTGCCGGATGCGGCTTATCGGGTCGGCCGGGAATTGGGTCGGATTCTATGTTCGGGCGTATAACGCGCTCACAGCGCAGCCGAATGGCCGGTACTTTGTTGCCGCGTTTGGCGCGCAGCCGGCTTCCGTTTACGGGATGCGGCTGTGGGATGGTGGCGGAAACCTGCTGTTCGATTCCGGAACCTCTTGCGCTACTTTCACCCGGGCATTTCAGAACTGGTCCTACGTCAGGGATGACAGGGACGCCCAGGGCCTAACCCGGATCTATTACAGCGTTCCATTCGATTTCCCGCAGAACGAGTACATGTTGTTGAACACCTTCGGCATGAACATGACGTCGGGCAGCGGCATACCGCGCAATCTCTACTGCTGGTGGGATTTCCCAAATAACCAGCTCTACGCGATCACTGTCGCGGCTGCAAATCCCTACGCGTTCTTTCTGCCGGCTGTGTTCGCAAAGCTCGCCGTGTAAGCCCAATAAAGGAAGTAATTCATGAGCTGGTACAAAACCGGGTCGGTTTCTGTTGTCCAAAATTCCAACGCTGTGATCGGCGCAGGTACCGCGTTTATTGCCAATGGTCGGGTAGGGGATGCCTTTCAAGGACCGGACGGTGATTGGTATGAAGTCACCAACATTGCCAGCGACGCGGCAATGTCCATTGCGCCGAATTATCGGGGCGCCACGACATCCGCTGGATTCTACGCCCTAGCACCGATGCAGGGTTACAACAAGGACACAGCCGATGCGTTACGCGCGGCATCGTTGCAGGTGGGCGATGCGCTGGACGGCTTGGAGGAGAGCGTCACCGAGGCATCCCAATCGGCCGCAGCAGCACTGACATACAAAAATGCAGCGGCCACCTCAGAGACGAATGCCGGCAACTCGGCAAGCGCCGCTCTGATTTCGAAGAACTCAGCCGTTACCTCCGAAGGGCATGCAGCTGATTCTGCAGCTGCTGCCTTAGCCTCCAAAAATGCCGCCGCCGCATCTGAAACAAATGCCGGTGCTTCGGCCGCAGATGCTTTGTCATCGAAGAACGCAGCGGCCGTGTCGGAAACGAACGCTGCAGCGTCGGCTGCTACCGCCGCCAACCTGGGCGTAGGCAAAGGATACATCGAAGGCCTGCAGATGTCCTTTCAGAGCGCTCGAGCAATGACTGTAGGTCCTGGCGTTGCCTGTCTTCCTAGCGGGACTCGCATCGTAGTTGGCGCCGACATCGTCAAGACCGCGATAACCCTCACGGCAAGCGGGTTCACCCACGTTTACTTGTACCTTAACGCTGGCGTCCCCGATTTGGAGTTCAGCTCAGCCGCCCCGGTAAAATACAACGGGACCGCATACCAGAAGACCGGCGATGCAAGCCGTCGATACTTAGGCAGCTTGTTGGCTAACTCCTCCAGCAACATGTACAGATGGCGGCACGACGTCGCAAAAAACCGCATCACGTACACTCAGGCGGCTTCAACGACAGCCCCTTTCTTGCTGGTAACACAATGGGGGGCGACGACGTACTCCCCAGTAAGCCCAGCTCCTGTCGCTCCGGTTCAGACCGCCACCCACTTGCTAACAGTTACGAATGTCATCTCTCTGGCTTATTACTTTTTGCCAGAGCAGCAGTCATCGCCAACCGCTGGCAACTTTATGCAGGTGGTCGGCAGCCAGAGTAACGCTGTCAATAATGCACTCATCTCTCACGAGGTTGAATTAAGCCGAGAGCCAGGCCTAACTTTCAGCCAGTTCGGTGTCGCCGTGCAGGGAGGTGTTTCTGGCGCACAAATGAGTATGTTCGTCTACGGGTACACTTACGAAAGATAATCAGGGGGAATTCAGATGGGGTACGCAATTCAGGAAAGCGGCACGTATCGCGGCGTAACAGAAGACATGGAACTGTTCGAGGGAGAGACCTATTACGACGACGTGCCTCAGTGGGCCTACGACAAACTTGAAACGGATCGAGTACGCAGTGAACTTGTTTTTACTGAGGATGCTTGGCAGTTGGCGGAGATGAATCTTATCTCTGGCCAGATCACGTCAATAGAAGACGAAGATCCGACAGCTCTGCCAGGAAGCGTTGAAGACTGGCGAACCTATCGTGTGAAGGTTCGGGCCTGGAAAGAAGGCGCGCAGTTCTTTCCGGACCTGATGCATCGCCCGATACGCCCTGCATAAACAACCCGCCGCTGTAGGCCCGCCATCGAGCGGTACTATTTTCCTGTCCCCTCTCCTCGAAATGCCATATGCGCGTGTGAATGAAGATTGCTCAGTTCGCACCTAACTTAAATTTGATGTTGTTCGAAGGCCACCAAGACCAAGATGGTGGAGGCTCGTAGCAGCCAGGCTGATTCGCTGGTGTCGCATCACAGCGAACTGTATAGCCCTTTTTGCCGATTTCCCGGCCGCCTTCTCCGGTGCCACGCTCACTGTACGAGGAGCAGCCACCGAGCAAAGCAGTAATCAAAAGAATCGTTTTGTATTTCATAAATGCCTCCATGCGTGGAGCGCATAGCTTACCTATTGAGTCCCGCCTAGTGCGGGCTTTTTTTCGACTGGAGAAAAGCGATGACCGTTTCTGAAAAAGACCGCGACATCCTCGCGCGCACTCTATGGGGTGAGGCCCGCGGGGAATCATTGGCTGGACTGATCGCCGCGACGTGGACCATCCGTAACCGCGTAAATGACGGCAAGGCGAAATCGTGGTGGGGGGAGGGGTATGCCGGGGTGTGCCAGAAGCCGTACCAGTTCAGTTGCTGGAACAAGACTGATCCGAACTATCAATTCCTGATTGGCGTGAAGCAGATCCCGTTCCGCGAACTGGCACAGTGTCGAGTCGTGGCCGACCAGGTGATCGATGGAAAGGTGCCTGACCCAACCGGCGGCGCCACTCACTATTACGCGATCGCCATGAAGACGTCGCCGGCGTGGGCAGCGAAGGCGAAACAGACACTGAAGCTGGGCGGGCACGTCTTCTTCAAGGATGTGCCTTGAGCCCGCTGGCGTGGAAGGTTGCCGGTGCACTGGCGCTGGTGATGCTCGGGGCTATCAGTGCCTGGACGGTTCAGGGCGTGCGATACGGTGCCCAGCTTGCCGAACAGTCGCGGTTGCACACCGACACCCTCAATCAATTGGCCATGGTCGGCGCCGCTGCGCAGAAGGCCGTTCAGGACAAACACCTGGCGCTCGAGCAGCGCCTGGCGGCCAGCGACCAATCCCATCATGAGACTTTGACCAATGCCCGAAAAGACCAGGCTCGCCTGCGCGATCGCCTTGCCACTTCTGATCTGCGGCTGTCAGTCGTCCTTGCCCAGGGTTCAGCCGGTGGCTGTTCAGTGCCTGCCACCACCGGCGCCGGCGGCGTGGTTCATGGAGCCGTTCGAGCCGAACTTGACCCAGCGCATGCTCAACGAATTGTCGCCATCAGTGACGAAGGCGACCAAGGACTGATCGCTTTGGCTGCGTGCCAGGAATATGTAAAAGGTGTCAGCGAGCATTGGCTAATTTCTGGAAATACTTCCGAATCAAAATGAGTATTGATCATTAACTAATGGCATTGGTTTGTTTATACCCTAGAAGCGCAAGGACGGGGCTGGCTATCGGGGTGACTACGGTCACCGCGCTTGCAACTGCGTGCAAGGCGTCGATAAGTTTTTTCCCGATGGGGGTGGTGAGAGCTGACTGAAAATCTCCATCTATCATAGCGTGACCAATCGTTCGCTCAATTGCGTAAACTACGGGTATCTCTCCAGAAATCCAGTATTCGTCAAGTTTATTTATAATTGTTGCGATTGATTTGAGGCAGTATTCCATGACTTTTGGCTCTAGCGCACTTTCTCTAATTTCCTCGCATAAGCTGCGAAGATGATCTTTGATGGTGTTGAGCGTGTCTTCTGATGTTGTGCTGTATTTGGTGCTGATCATTAAGCTTGCTGCAGAAAGGTAGTTTTTTGATTCTTTGGAGATGTGGGTGGTGAAAGAGTTTATAGTTCCGTGGAAATTTTGGTTGATAAAAGCGGTTCTAACCGCTGTGGACCAGTGATGGGTCATATCCGATAAAGTAGGAAAGTCTTTTTTAAGTATGTTTACTGACTCGTCTACAAGTTGCATGGCCTCGGCATATTTTATAAGAATGTATGGTGAATGAACGTCCTTTATACCGAAAACTTCTGCCCATACTGCTCGCGAGCCAGTGTTGTCTTTATATTCAGAGACTTTGGAAATTAAGTCTTGGAGGCGCTTTGCTGGATTTCCGATTTCCATGTGATGCCCTGCTGGTATATTCATTATTGCATTTGGAGGGGGGGCTGCCGGGAGTGGCGAACGCCATAGCAGGGGTAAAATACTCCGTTTGGCGGAAAAAATAATCCGAATTGTCGACCTAGTTGAACGTTTTCGGATGCGCTATCAAGTCCGTCTAGCATCACGCGTAGCCGCTCAGTCTCACGCTGATGAAATCTCGCTGAGACGTTCAGGTAGTAAAGCTACTTGTGCAGACTTGCCGATTCTCAAGATTTTCCCGAAGACTACCCATCGATTCATCCTGCTGTCTGATGACTTCGGCGTGAATCTCAACCAGCTCGACGTTGCTGAGCCTGGCGCAGTTGCAGGGTTGGTTCCTGCACTTCTTTTTCGTACATGCGCAATTAATGCCGGCATGTCTCAAGCGGCGTGGGGCTGCCGAGCCAGTCGTCGGTGTCTTCGATTTCGTAGCGGCCCATCATTGCGCCTTACTAGTGCTGTTTGGATATACAGTAATGGAGGCGAGAGTTTTCGGCGAGGACCGCGCGACGAAATGTTTTCACTCCGGCGTCATCATGACGGCGAGCGTCATCTTGATGAATTCCTCGTTTCGGTCGATCGCTTCCAGGGCGCCGCGCACGTTTTCGGCAACCTCGGATGCACCGCGTTGCTCGACCCAGTTGCTGAGTTCCATGATGGCGGCCTCAAGGGCGAGCTGGTTTTCGTTGATTTTGAATAGCAGGGAAGGGAGCAGGTCTGAATTCGGCATGACTGGATCCTCGGTTATGAGGTCAGCGTAGCACCGTGTTACATGAAGGTTTTTTAACGGTCGGCAGGACGCCGAAAGAGGTGGATCGGACGCCTAGTTATGGAACACTTCCAAAATAGTTATGGAACACATGGCGTGCGTCGACATTTCCCCCAAACGCCAGAAACGAAAAAGCCCTGAATAATCAGGGCTTTTTCGGTACAAATATGGCGGAGGCGATGGGATTCGAACTCATGGACCTGTTACAGTCGACGGTTTTCAAGACCGTTGCCTTAAACCACTCGGCCACACCTCCGTTTGCGTTGCGGGCGCCATAATACCT